AAAACCCGGAAGTTTATTACAACGACCTGGTGGATTTATTATATGACATTAGAGAGATGGAAGAACCAACTCGAATTAACTTAAAAGATTTAAAAGATAAGGTGCATCAAGCATGAGTACATACGAGGCCAGTTATTGTGACTCCAATACGGATTTGAGTTTTATAGCACCGAATATTAATAACTATAATTTGAGAAGGGTGTTGCCCGGTGATTGGGTTGCATCCGGAACAACGAATCTATATTATCTTTATTCGGCGGGATATGTGACACAATTATTTTATAACGGTGAAGAAATGACCTCGGTCACAGATACACCAAACGCCAATAAAGAATTTAATTACGCAACGGGAACGGGGTTATTGAGTTTCTTTTTAGAAAATTCATCCACATCGCTTTTGAATAGTGCGGTGATTGAAGCCGGCAGAGATTGGTATGATACGAAAGTCGAAGCGGTAGCAAAAGCAAGTGATCTTGTCAGAAACGTCCTTCCCGTACCAATATACCCGCGAAAAGGTGTTGGGATGGCAAGTGCCACCGGAAACGATTGGCCGGAAATCATTGTGAGAAGTACGGCGATTATTGCCTGTGCCGATTTGATTCGTCCTTTCGATAAAGAAAAAGGCGATGAACTAATGGCGATGGCGATGAATCCCGAAGGCACGGGATACCTTGATATGGTCCGAACCGGGCAGATCGCTCTCTCACAGGATGAAGGATTGGCGAAACACTCTGGTATTATTAGGGAAATTTCAATAAACGCAAATACCACCGGAAGCATAATTGATGTAAGGGGAACGCCGAGCGTGGATTGGGACGTAATTAAAATAATTATTAGCACGGCGGGGACGTTCACTTCTTCATCGGCTTCGGGTGTGAAATATGATACTTATGTCAAAGACGATACAGGCTTGAAGATCGACAAATCAAGTGATGCAGAAACAATCGATGGCGGATTTCAAGACGTAGGGCATGGGATGCAAGTTCGATTCTCACCTGGCGTTTACACGATCAATGACGAATGGGAATTGGAAATATCGGGTGTGGTCGATTCGAGAACGATGGCAATTAAATACGCAACGGCGGAAAGAATTTAATGGCGTTAAATATACAGTCACCACTATTCGCGGAACATCATACCCTATGGAACGCCGAAACACAGGATTGGGATTTCGGTTCAAGTGATGCAAATAGTTATGCGAACGTCGTTTACGAGAATGTCATCGAATCGCTACAAGATATTATCAATACAGAATTTCAAATTCCTGTGATTGATGAGCATCGTGGCAATCAATCGTTTGTGATCGATCCACTCGAAGATACTTTAATCGAGCATTTTGCATCTGGACAATCTCGCAGTTACGATGTGGACATTATTTACACGTTAATGCGTGGCGGTGGATGGCGTAGTGTTAAAACACAATTGACAAGCACGGCAGAACACCTAAAAAAATTGGTTTATAATAATTCAAACTATTCACCGTCCGGCGTTTACAAGTTCCATGACGGGAAAATAGAGACTGTCGAATACAATCAAGACGAAGACGATCTTGAATTATGGAGAGCAAATATTTCATTCAATTGTATAGTCACAGAGGTGTACGCATGAAAATAAAAGGTAAAATTTCAAAATTGCATCGCGTTAATCCAAACACGATTCAATGTGAGGTCGCTATATTGTCAAAATTGAAAGATGGCGAGACAGTAGATATACCGGAAAAGGCTGCAAAAGAACTTTTGAATATGGGAGTTGTTGAAAAAGCCGATAACAAAACAAACAATAAAAGGAGTTTAAAGAATGGCTGATACAAGAGTTGTCCCGATAAGCGGTATACAATACGGCTTGAAGGCAGAAACCTCGTTCGGTGTCGGTTTGGATAGTTCTGGGGCTGACACAACCGCATATCTAACGCAACCGGTCGTCCAAGCACAGAAGCCGACATTTAATATATTAAGAGAATCCAGACTTTTATCTGGACGTGGAAGTGTAAAAAACGCTGCGGATACAGTTGTGAACGCGAGAGGTGGCACGGTTACGATGCCCTTCGAAATGTTAGCGACACCAAGGACGTTGGCACAGCATTGCCTATTAGTAGGACAGGAAAGCGGAACGTCTGGTTCGACGTTGCATGAAATGGAAATCGATGGATCAAGCAATTCAACGTCGATCGGGGGGACAATATCAAGTGGTATTCCTCACAGTTGCAATCTGGCTTATTACCCGACGGCGGGCGAAGGAATTAAAGTGGCCGGAGTAATTGTATCCGATTTGACGATTTCGGGCGATGTAGCCGCAAACAACGGATTGGTTTCTATTAGTGGGAATTATTTTAGTGGATTTTCTAATCCTGTTTCAACGGCTTCATGTTTAGAACAAACATTTAGCGGAACATGGGTCGCGAGAGAATCGACTTATTTTAATGTCCTTGATGCGGATACGAGGACATTGGACATAGACGATGCCACATCACAGACATTTATAATGAAGTCATTTAATTTTAACATCGTGAATAACGTGAATCGAGTAGGTTTTGACACCAATGGAAACGCAGAAGCGTATGTATTTCCAGAATACGCAATCACGGGCGATCTAACAATTAAATGGGACGACGAATTTGATTATGGTGCTGCAAATAACGTGATACAGGATTTCATTGATGGCGACACATTATCATTGGCAATCAATATCGGTGATGGGACGGTATCTTCAGAGGGCGAATGTAATATTGCCGCCGAAATTCAATATACGGGTGATCCCGGTCAAGACATTTCTGAAAGTGGAGTATTTCATTCACTCGCTTTTGAATGTGTTCAAAACAGTTCGACGGAAGCGTTTAAAATAACCACATTTAAAAATGAAGCCGTGACGGCTTGGTAATTAATTAGGGAGGTCTAAATGGTTGTTAAAGTTGGGGAAAAAGAATGGGACGTAAATGATTGCACATACGCCGAACGGCGTGAACTTCACAAACTCAATGCGAAAGTTTGGTGGGATGGCAAAATGGATGTGGAGTCATATTACGAAGTTCTTGAAAAGGTGGGTACAATCGCCGGGTTAGGTGAAAACGACTTCAAGGACATGGAAATGCCTAAAGTCGATGAAGTTCTCCAAGCAATATTCTTGGAATACCTGGGGATTGAACCGGCAAAAAAAGATTCCGGGGGTTGAGCCTTGCGGTTTGGTGTTGGCAATTTGGCTTTCCCGAACCACGTGACATATATAGAAGCCTCCCCTATACGGTGGCGAAACTCCCGGTCACTTATAAACACGATCCGGTTCGAGTGCGAACAAGAGAAGATATATGGAGCATCATAGATGAAATATGTGAACCAAGTAAACAATTCACAGACGGTCAAATACTGTACCATTCTGTTCCTTTCTTTGCAGACTGCAATGAAATTGTCGAACCTTGGATGATGGAAATGATTAACGAATACAATTACGTCACTCGTTTCAATGTGTCAATGGGTGAATTGGATCATGTTCCTGTGAATCGATTAGACTGTTTTTCGATTATAGATCGGGAAAGAAACGCCTGTATGGCAGAAAAAGCAAAACAAGACAATGGCTGATAAAAAAGTAAATATTAAGATTCGTGTCGATGGTGCGGGAAAAGCCAAACAAGATTTAAAAGGTGTTTCCGGTGGATTGTTTAAACTTGGTAAAGCCGCCGGAGTTGCTGCCGCCGCGTTTTTCGGGACAAGGATGCTGATTTCTGGACTCCAAAAAACTATTGAACTATCAACAAAATTTGAAGGTGTAGAACGGGGATTTACAAATTTAACAAAGGCGGCAAGATTTTCAGAACAGACGTTTAATAACCTTCATAAGGCAACAGACGGAACGATCGATTCGGTTGAATTGATGACTCAAGCAAACAATGCAATGCTATTGGGGATTTTTGATTCTGAAGATCAGATGGCAAATATGTTCGACACCGCTCAGAGATTAGCCAGAGCATTAGGAAAAGATACACGTTTTGGTATTGAATCATTGGTTACCGGTATGGGGCGACAATCAAAACTCATGCTTGATAATTTGGGAATCATGGTAAAAGCCGAAGATGCTTATAAACAATTTGCGGAATCGGTAGGCGTAACCGTTTCAGAACTTACCGATCAACAACGGAAACAGGCTTTTGTAAATGCTGCTATGTCAGAAGCAAATAAACTTGTCTCGACTTTAGGGGAAGAACAATTGACGACGGGAGATGCAATTAAACAGATGAAAGCATCTATGAATGATGCCGCAATAGCATTGGGTGATTTATTTTCGCCGGTTGTTGTAACAGTAGCAAATAATTTAAAAGATGCCGCGAACTTTACTAAGCAATTTTTAACGGAATTGAAAAACATCGCAGAGTTCGGTGACGCAAAAGGAATCGAAGGCTTAAAAGAACAAAGCGACCGAACCGTTAAAGGTTATAATAATCTACAAAAAGGCGTGAGCGCATTAAAAAAAGAATTGCTTGCGTTAGGTGTAGACGTAACGACGAGCGACTTTAAAAAATTCCTGGCTATCGACGAAGATGGGATCAGATCGCAACGGGAACAGGCAGAAATTTTACAAGATTTGATCGTCACGGTTAAGGATATAAACCAAACAGGCGAAAATAACCTTGAGATCAGAAGGCAAGAGTTGGAATTAATGGAATTACAAACCGTTCCAACGGTCAAAATATCAAAAGAAACCCAAAAAACCGCAGAGTGGACGGCTCAAACCGCTTCGTCGTTGATGACTTCGGCTATAATGGGGGACAATGTGGGGGAATCTTTGAAGAGAGCCGTCATACAGTTGGGTATCATGGTCGCACAAGCGAAAATATATGCCGCGATAATGGCAGCCGCCACACCGGGGGGATGGATTGCTTCTATCGGTTCGTTCTTATTCGGCGCATCACCTACAAGAACGGCTCCGACCGCAAATGCCGCATCGACGTCAAAAATTACAATTAACCAGAATTTCGGGGGTATGGGTGTCATCGATCATAATTTCGCTGCCAATAGTATTATACCGGCTATAAATAAAGCCATCAATACGGGACAGGCGAGGATTGGGTAAATGCTATCATTCGACTCTGGTCTTACCAACGCCCTCAAAAATTCAAATACGACGGCGTTCTGGGTACTTAAACTTTATTATAATGATGAATCGGCTTTTATAGGTGTAAGTGACCGCCATCGTCAAGATGGTTCCGATATATATTATGGACTGGTCGCGTCTTGGGGTACATACCGCCAATCGTTAAACTTCTTCAATTTCACGACCTCGATCGGCAATATGTCAGTCACACTTATCAACGCCGACAAGTCCATCCAAAATAAACGATTCTCCGATCTCCTTACTGATTATAACTTTGCAAATCGTAAATGGGAATTGTTTTTAAACACCAACGAGACTTCCACACTTGACACCGCAGCCCGAATGATCGCATCCGGCGTTATCTCTGGCGAAATATCATACGACGAAAACAATATGACATTTACGCTTTTCGATAACACCAGTAGATACCATAAAACGATTCCCGCTAATACAGTTGATTCAGCCACTTATGAAAACGCCCCAAAGAATAATGTGGGCAAACCGATACCAATATCCTATGGGGATTTTTACGAAAAAACGGACATAAGCACGATACCGACAACCCATTTCGATCGCTATAAACAATTCTACAAAGGTGCGTTCCCTGTAATTATCACAGATAAGTGGGATGTAGGTGAAGCAGCGTCGGAAGGGACCATCGATAGTCAAGCGGTGAACACACTTGATAGTGAGAATGTGTATTTTTATAAAGATGGATTCTACCCGACGTTCACCGGAACGTGCGACGCGACAACGAATAATCCGACGATAGAATTTAGCGGGGCGACGGCAAGCGTGTATGTACCATTAAGTGCATCAAATCAAGGGTCTGGAACGATATCGGGTCAAGGCACAATCACAGGGGGAAGTCGAGCCGTTGATGGAGATTTCGACACCAAAGCCACATTTGTAGCACAAGGGGCATTATCAACCGGATCAAATGTTTTAATCAGTTACGCCATTCCCAAAGTAAACAAATTGGGAGATTATACCGGAGTCTCTTTATTGGTTAAATATGGTGCTGCTCCAAGTTTCTCCGGACTGAGTAGTGGATATTTCACCATCGGCGGTAGCGTTGTTGTGTCAAGTATATCAACCGACTCAGAAGTGAAGCACGACATTTCCGGATTGTTTAGTTCCGCGAATAGGGAGAGTTTTAATTTCGATGGTAATGTGACCTATCAACTTTTTTCACAATCTGCCAACGAAACGCTCGAAATATATGAAAATGGAATGGTCGTTGATTTAAATATTGAAGATGTTCAAACACACCAAATCCAAGAACTTTATGAAGGTGGCCCAATAACTATAACCTTGACACACGATATAAGTGGACCAGAAGTGGTGGAACTTGGATACGATCATAATATTTATTCCCGCACGGCTACGGCTTTAACTCCGTCCGAAATTGATTATATTTATTGTTCGGGAAAAGGTCGCCAATACGGTGCCTACGTTGATGCCGACAACAGAGGAAGCGGTGAAAGTAGTGATAATGGATATGCCACTAATGCCTTAATTGAGAATCCGATTTCAATTATTGAAAGTATTTTGCGGTCTGAATTAGGAACAATATACACAGGGTCGGGAACAAGTACGACCTCAAACAAATTGGTTGATTCAAGCGCATCGTTTGCCACAAGCGTTGTCGGGCAGACCGTTTACAATAAAAAAGACAAAACAAGTGCGATGGTGACGGCAAGAGATAGCGCAACAACATTAAGTCTCGATGCAAATATTATGGCAAGCGGGGAAAGTTATATCATCGGCGGTTTGACTTCGGATGAAATCGACCATGCTTCCTTCGACGCTTCGGGCAATACGACGAACGGACACCTCGGAGACATATATGAAGATGCAGTCGGCGATATAAAGTTTGCGTTTTCTCAGTACAAATTCATCAATTCAAAAGATTTATTCGAACGGCTTGGGCGGCTTTGTTTGTCTTATGTATTTATTGGCGGAGATGGAAAATTCAAAATCAAGACATTAAGGAGAACCGATGATTATTCGTCCGCCGACCAGAGTGTCAATTTCCACGATATTACAATGGATAAAGTCGGGAAAACATCTCTCAGCGCAGTAAAAAATTCCATCCTTGTTAAATATGAACATGATTACGGTGCAAAACAAAATATCTCCGAAGCCACCGCAACCGACTCAACGTCACAGGGAACGACCGTAAGCGGATACAATAAAACAATGAAACTTGAAATCGATGCAAACGAAATATTAGATTCGACAACGGCGACAAAATTAGCCGAAGCCTATCTTTATTTAATGAAAGACAGACACGATACGGTAAATTTCAGTTGTGTTCGCCCAAAATATAATCACCTCGAAATCGGTGACATAATTAATTTTAGTAATTGGCCTTCAGACTTAAAAATTTACGGTCAAACAATGGGCGGTTCGTGGGATTCCACAACGGACACATTTTCTTCAGTCACAACGACTTGGGATAACATGGCTGCCGGTTATTTTATAGTTGCAGACATTACCAAAACGGTGAATGGCTGCTCAATTAAAGCAATAAAGGTATCATAATGGCAAATATGAACATCTCAACGCCACGTTTTTATACAGACATAGTGAATTTTTTGATGAGCAGAGGTTTGGAACAGGATGGAAACTTCGATGTAATTACAGGCTCAAATCTAATTGGAGTACAAACAGGCTCGGAAGCGGAACTTTTTGATATGCGCCCATTAAATAAAGTTGATTTTAATACAAGCGCGGCAACCTCGGATCATGTTCTTGTCAATATAGACACACAAAGCACATCGACTAAAAAGTCGTTTGTGGCAATTCTGAATCACAATATGGCTTCGGCAGATGCAAAAGTATTAATAAAAGCAAGTAACACGGAAAGCCACGTTCAAGCGGTTAATATGGGAAGCGCAACGGCTATGGACACGCCGGCAGAGGTAGTGAACGCAAATGCAATTTCATCAAGTATTGTAACCCCGGATAGTGATGGAAGTACGATCGTCAAATTTGCAGAGCAGTCCCTAAGGTATTGGGGAATCCAATTTGAAGGCAATTCTTCGAATACATTTAGTTCAACCGACCTATTCGTTGGATGTATCTTAATTGGAGAATATTACGAAATGCCACACGCACCGGATTTGAATGTAACCCGAATGATTTCTTACAACCGTCTGAATGACTTGCAAGAATCTCACGGCGGACAACGATTCAGCAACCTTAAATCATACGGCAGAACGGCGGAGAGTACGTCTAAATCTCCGTTCACGACGGCTTCCAATGGTTATGATAGTCAAGGTGGTCGATTAATTTATGACATGAATTTCAGTTTCATCGACGCTACCGATCTTATGCCAGACGAATATCATATAATTG